GCAGAACGAAATAGATATGCTGCAACGCGGAGAAAAAATAGAGTCTCCCATGCAGTTTGCGGAAAGAGAAGCAAGGAAAGCGTCAGGTATACCTGCTACGGCTAACTTAACAGTAACAGATGAAATCATAGCTTCTTTTGGTGATCTTACATCGTATATCGGTGTCAAGTCTCCTATCAATATTGGAGAAAAACTACTAAGAAAGCTACAGCCGGGAAAGTTTTTAGCTACTTTAGCCCCAGCAGCTACTGCAAATATAGCAGGTGTTACTGGGGGAATGGCTTCTTCTGATTTAGCAAGACAAGCAGGGGCGGGAGAGTATTTACAGCAAATTGCTGGAATACAGGGAGGCGCTATAGGAGGAACTGCGGCAGGTATAGGTTTTACTCCTGCTGTACAGACAGGTACTCGTGTACTTAAGGATGTTGGTCGTAAAGTCGTAGGAGACAAGACAGCTATTTTTGGTCCTGCTTCGGAAGCAATGGCTAACAGTCAAGTGCGTTCAGAAATAAACAGAATTACTAACACTACAAAGCCTAGTGAAATAGCTAGAGCTGTTGATAATCTTGCTGCTTTGAAAGAAGAAATACCAGACTTAGAAATAGGGGGTCTTGTAGGAACTGCGTCTGATAATCCTGTTGTTAAAGATTGGATTAGAAAAACTACACAAGCTAAGAAAGGTTTTCAAAAAGAAGTAAACGAAATACTAGCGAGAGATGCAGAAAGATTAGCAGACAGGTTTGATGTGTTGTTAGGAGACTCTGAGATTGTAAGTCGAGGACAAATAGAAAATGTTTTACGCGATAACTACAAAGCCAGAGAAACTGCGTCTGCTGTTAAACTTGAAAAACAAACAGAGAATATTGATAATGCACTTGCTAACTTAGCTACTCGCCTTACAGGAGAAAAAGATATTTTTGAGGTAGGCAAAACGGCACAGCGTCTTGTAGAGCGTAAAGAAACTATTATTAGAGGCGAAGCTGACAAGCTCTATGATGCTACAAAAGCACTAGCAAACAGGGTTGTTTTAGATCCTGAAATGGTCGGTCAAGTTTATAACGAGTTTAGGCAAGTTCGTTTGGCTGATGTGTTTGGTCCAGTTAGTAAAGTAAGAAGCCAGCTTGAATCATCTTGGATGCCTAAAGAAAAAGATGGAGTTATGGTTGTTCCTAAAGTAACAGGTACTGATGTAATATCTCTTAAGAAGGCTGTTAATACTGAAATAACAAAGCTTTCTAAAGTAGGTCAAACTCCTGATAACACGCAGAGATTAGAACGTCTGTACCAGACCAAAGGTATTGTTAATGATATGCTCAGTAATCTTACGCCAACGAGTCCTGAGTTTGTTAAATCACTACGCAATGCAGACAGGTTTTACTATGAACAGTTAGGTCTTCCTATGAGGGCGGAAGGCATGAAAGACTTTACTGGTAAACGATTCAGTGAGGGAGCTGCCGACACTCTAATGAATTATGAAAAAGCTACAGATTATATTAACTTTGTAGGTTCTCAAGGTCTTCCTGTAGTGCGTCATGCTATTAGACTTAAGGCAGAAAAATCAGGGGTGATTGGACCTGACGGAGCAATTCAAAAGGCACAGTTAGATAGGTTTGTTAGACGTAACGCCAGAATGATTGAACGGTTTGGTTTGGTAGAAGAGTTTTCTGATATTGCTGGACGTTTACGAACAATACGAAATACAGAAGCTAGACATAATCAAGCCTTTAAAGAAAGATCTAAAGAGCTATCTAATAGTTTCTTTAAGTCTATTGAAAACAACAATCTAAATTCTGTTGTTGCTAAGATGAAAACAAGTCCGGGAGAAAGGAAGCGATACTTAAACGAAATATCTAAGTTAGATAAAAAACAACAAGATATTGTTATGTCTGGTCTTAGGCAAGAGTTTCTTAATCAGGGTATCACCGGTAAAGGATCAATGCAGGAGTACGTCAACACTAACTCTGAAGCTGTCCGTGATATTTTCGGACCGAAATATGTTGCTAACATCAATAAACTAGCTGGGTTAAAGGACTTAATGAATGAAGTTAGCTCGTCATTGTTAGATTCTTTAGGCGGTTCTCCTGTTATTGACAGTGTCAAAGACGCGACTGGTGTCAGTATTTCTGAGTTTGCAGGTACGTTTAGAAATCAAATCTTGTCTACTGAAAGGAAGTTTATAAACTTGGCTGCAAAAGCGGCAACAACAAAAGGTAAAGAAAAGTTTTATGCTAAGTCAGCAGAAGTTCTTCTTGATCCCGATGTTGTTGCTAAGTTAGCAAACCCTCCTAAAGGTGAGATTAAAACGTACTTAAAGAATGTTTCCGAAGGTCTGAATGATTATAGAAAAGATTTAGGTTTGTTCTATACTGAAGCTTTAGGGAAGTCTCTTACTCTGTCTACATTAAAAGCTATAACAGCAGCAGAAGACTTACCTGTTGAGGCGCTAACAGAAGGGGCCGAAGCCCCCTAAGTTAAATCTCGCAGTTGTTACCAGTACAGGCTAACGTTTGTGATCCTTCAGTCATGTCAGAGTTTTCAGAGATGTTCCACTCAATCGTCTCTGGAAACTCTTCCTTCAGCTTCTCATAAGTCTCTAAGTCAATAGGCTCATAAGGTGCTTGCTGATAGGTATGCTCTGAGTAAGGCAAGAACGACACACCACTGATCTTATCGAACTTGTTATACAACCACTGACCTACTTCAAGAAACTCATCGTCCCTATAATAACAAGTCATTGACGGTTTGTGTTCACACCAGTAGTCCTGATAAATCTCCCAAAGTTCTAACTGTTCCATAGCACCCATCTCAGAGGCTACTACAGCCCCGTCAGGAGACTTTATAGGGAAGGAGAATACCTTGGTAGAGGGTGACATTACATCGTCTTCTACGGGGATTCCTGCTTCTTCAAGCACGGTACAGAGGGGGTCTCTTGCGTCCGCTCTGACTCGTCTAATATATTGATCTGAGTATCTAGGGTGGATGCCACTAGCAGAGTCAACCAACTGACTAACAGTACCGGAAGGCTTAACAGCAGTAATGGCAGTGCTAACATTAATACCAAGACGATTAGCCCAAACTGCGTTAGTCTCAATAGACTCCTCTTTAAGCTCCGTAAGCCACGTTTTGAGAACACCTTTATCTCTCCTTCCTGATAGGGTTGGATGATCCATGATACCTGTTAACGACACACCTAGTAATGCTTCTTCCTCAGTGTTCTTCTGCCATACCTTACGTAGGTAACGGAAGTCTGTCAGGGTAGCTTGTAAAGTTCCAAGGATAGACGCAGTACGTACTTTTCGTTTAAGGTCTGAGAGCGTATCTGTTGACCTGACAACAACCTCTGATAGATTGCAGAATTGGTTAGGCCGTAAGATGATTTCGCTACATGGATTAGTTCCAAAATCATAGGAAGCATCTCGTCGCTCGTTCTTTGCAGCTTGCTTTTGACTTGCGACTCTAGAGAACATACCTCGCTCTCCTGAACGGGACTCGTATAAACTTTTCCACTCATTTAAAAATGCCTCGAAGTCTGGCTTCTCTGTATAACAAGCACTGTTGTTTGCTAGTCCACGTTGAGGGTTGTCTTGCCACCACTGGCCTGACTTGCATCGTCGGAGTCTATCGTCAGTGAGGTTAGACAGACTGATGAGAGCGGACCTGCGTACACCTCCGACGACGACGATCTGTGCAATCTTACAGCAGATATCATGACATTCGATGGAGCTAAGTTTACGTCCAGCAGCCTCCCGAAAGACGCTGACTGTGAAGTTGAACAGATCGACAAGAGGCTCTGGACCAGATGCTCTACCTCCGAAGGTCTTAAGGGCTGCCCCTGCAAGTCGTACTCCAGACACGTCCCATTTTGGAAGTTGGCCTGAATACAACAAGCTAATAAGTTCCCGGTAAGCTTTAGCCCATCCAATTTTGCTGTCGGCGACATGTATAACTGTATCGGTATCATGAAATTCCTCTGCTACTTCAGGTAGTTTAGATACGTATTGACGTTCAACGCTGTAGCCTACGCCTGTACCGCACATAAGTACGTACATCATCTCGTCAAACGCTTTAGGGTGGTCAATAGGTAGGTAGCTACAGTTGAAACCAGCTACGTTGTCACGGTCAAGGGCGTCACCAGCAGTCATTAATGCTCTCATGCTAGGCATAACATCCATGTCGTGAATGTCTTTGAAGATACCGTTAGCTTCTTCGAGTGTTAACTTACCTTTCTCAATCCAGAAGTTTAGGTATCGGTCGATTGTTTCTTCCCAAGTCTCACGTCGCTGCTGATCTGGTAGGTAACGTGCATAGCGTGACTTGTGTATGTACTGTTGATATGCGTCCATTAATTCATTTCCTTTATTAGTCTTTCAATATACCACTTACACTTACGTAAGTCTTCTACTGGTTTACCTTTGTAATCATATCGCCAAAGATACTTCAGTGCGTTACCCTTGAGATAACCTTTAAACTCTTGCTCAGGCATAGACGCTTTGATTGCTTCTATAGCTTCTATTGCTCCGCTGTTGTAGTGGTCAGGTCGTTCAACGGGGTCAGGTTTTTTTCTGATAGATAGGTTGTTCAACGCTGTTAAGGCATCCCACTCAGCAGGGGTTACTTTGTCAATGCTCATCCGTATTTCCTCCTTAAATAATTCATGCTAACAGGTAGCTCATCAAAGGAA